CAACAACTTCTTCTGCTGGTGCTTCCGTTACCGTTTCTTCTTCTAATTGAACATCAGCACCGGGTCCCGATGTATCAATGTCAACTAGATCTTGTTTTTCAGTTTCTGGCATAGTTTTACTCCTTCTATGTTTATATGTTATGCAACACAGCTTCAGGATCTTTTATAGTTCCTAAAACTTCATCGTCATTTAAAAGACGGACTTCTCCGCCAGTTATTGGTAATCGTGATCCAGCGTATCTTGCAAAGACAACCCACTCACCTTTTTTACACCAAGGTCCTGTAGGAAATTTTTCTTTGTCATAATATGCTAATGGTCCAACTTTTAAAACATAACCACAATTTGTAGCTATCCTTAATTTTTCCAAAGACTCTTGAGCCATAATTATTCCACCCTTAGTTTTTTCTTTCGGTGTGAAAGGTAAAACTAAAAGTCTATAACCAGAGGGTTCCGGTAATTGATCTTTTACGTCTTTGATATTTTCTGGATTTAAAGGTTCTCGTTCACCTTTAGATTCTTCTTTATACTTTTCTGAAAGTGCGTTCCTATGTTTTGGAACTTCCTTCATTGATGTCGACAACTTTTCCGTGCTCATTTTTTTGCTCCTTTTCTTCTAGCAGGTTAGAGATTTCCTGTAATAGATATTGATATGTTCTTGCTTGCCCTAACATATACTGGTATTTTTCCATATTGTCAACACCACCACTTATCATGGCATCGCCGACTCTTTGTAAGCTATCTCGCATCATTTTTTGCATTTTAGATACGACTACTAATGGGTCCATCATATTTAGGCTTTCTTTGTCTTGTCTTTTTTTACCATGCCTTTTAATACTTTAGCTTGGCCTGCATGTAATTTAGAAGCTTTGTTTAAGCCTTTAATTACTTTTTGTAGTTTTGCTTTTTTTGTCATATTAACATTTCCACTTTCTTAGTGACTTAGATAATCTATCGTCACCTGTATTGTTGCTTGGTTTTTGTCTTTTTCTCATTCCACGCATTCTAGCACAAAATGATTTCTTTCTTGCTCCACCTTCCGGTTGAGGTGCTTTTAAATCAGATCCTGGATTAGCTGCTTCATAAGACTTACGTCCTTTTTCATTCAATCCACCAGACTTTGATTTACCTTCGCTTCTAGTCCACGCAGGAGAACTACCGTTTTTAAGAAGTATTCTACTTACGCCCCTAGACTTTAACATTACGCTTTCTTAGCTGTTTTTGCTGCTCTTTTAAAATTAGCTGCTGTCGGTGCTCCTTTAGTTCCAACTTTTCTCATAGTCTCACCTGAACCACCTGCAATTCTTTTTTTCTTAGCATGAATATTTGCGTAAAGTCCACCACCGCCAGCTTTGTTTACTCTCATCATACTACCGCCGCCCATGACTTTTTCTCTCATCATGCCACCAGCCATAGCTGTTGTTCTCATAGTTTTTGCTTTTGATCCAGCTTTACCTAGTGCTTTAAAATCAGCTGAATTTAAAACTCCTTTTGGTGGAGCTACATCTAGTTTAGCTTGTTTACCAACCAGCTTACCGTTGCTGTACATTGCTCTTTTACTTCTTCCTTTAATTTCTTTTCCTGGCATTATTTTTTTCCTCCGTTTTTAAATATTTGTGTTCCCTTTATACCATAAATAGATGCTACAACAAGTATCCATAAATTAGTAAACCATTTAGGTAGCTCTGAAAACATATCAAAAAATAGCTTTACTTTGTCCATTGCTGTTGGATCGTCACTTACGACTGCCCAGGCTAGGATTGCTATTGGCAAACTTAAAATTATTAAAACTGCCTCGTCCTTCCAATCTGACTGACGGGCTTCTAATAGTTTTCCCTGGTAAGCTTCTTTTCCTTCGGCCATACGAGACGCATGCATTAGTTGTGCATCTGACATTGCCATTTTAGTCTTCTGCTTGTTAGCATAAATTTTACTACCAGCTGAGACGGCTAATTTAATAGCTGAAAACCACATACTAATACCAGGTTACGTCTTTTTGTTTTCTTGCAGCACCAGTACCTTTAACCGGATTAGAGTCGCCTTTAGCAATAAAGCTTTTTCCTCTAAAACTTTTCTCTGATCTAGAGTCAACTACTTTTTCTTGCTCGGGCATTACTACTTTTTTGCCGCCTGTTTTGTAATTCATCATAATATATTCCTTTTATCTGTTTGGTTTCATGTTAGCAAGTATTAATCTGTTCTCATTCGCCATTTCTTGTTTTTCAATTGACGTTTCAGCTCTTAAACCTGCTAATTCTTCGTTTTGATTTAGTTTTTGATCCGTAGAAGCCTGATCTTGAACTAATTTAGCTCTTTCAAGTTCATTTTTCATTTTCATGTCTTGTTGTTTACGGTCATTTTCCATTGCACGAAGATCAACTTCTCGTGATTTTAGTTTTAGTAAAGGATCAGAATCAAATTGTGATGTAATTCTTTTTTCTTCCTTCATAAACTCTTCTGTCATCTCAGCAATCAATACAGCTTTTCTTGCTTCAATTTTCATAGACAATTGTTGAGTCTGCATTTCAGCTTGCTGTTTCATTTGTGGATTCGCTTGTGCTTGTTGTTGCATCATTTGCATTTGTTGTACTTGTTCTGCAAATTCCATTTCAACTTGTTCTTGTCCCATTAAAGAAATATGTTCTAAAATATTTTTTTGAATAGAAACCATGACTGGTGGGTTATTTCTAACTAAATTAGTTTCCATAAAATTTAAATGAGCAGTCATATGAGCTTGGTGATCTTGTCCTCTAAACGCTTGAAAAGGTTTTTGAGTTAATGCATCAATATGTTCTAGTGCTGGATCTTTAGGTTCTTGTGGAGCAGGGGGAGGTAAAATTTTATCGATATCTTTTACACCCAATGCTTCATACATTTTTCTATAAATTACATACATGTTATGTAACTCAGGATTAGAAGTTGCTAATTGTAATTCTGTTTGTGCAATTGTAATTCTTTGCGACATTGAGAATATGTTAGGATCAGCAACTGGAATAATATCTATTCTGTCGTCAAAATCCGTTAATTTAATATTTCTCTCTCCACCGACAACATCATAAGGATATTCTGGTGGTAAGTATGTAGCAAATACTTTTGCTAGTGTTTTAAACTCTTGTCTTAGTGAAGAATATAATCTTTTGTGAATTGCAGACATAACTCTTGATCCACGTTCTAATAATGCAACAGTTGTACCTACTGCAGCACCTTGATTACCATCTCCTACTTGAATATCAGCAATAGCTGCAAATCTTTGACCTGCTTGTACGACAATACCCATTAATTGTAATAATGTCGGAGAAGGTTCTTTGTAAGGTAGAGGAAAAAAAGCATCTCTTAAATTTCCGCCAGGAGCATCTACATCTTTAAACTCTCCAGGTTGAATTGGTTTTGCTTCATCTTTTATTCTTATCCCTCTTTGTTTAAAACCTGCTGGCAGATTAGAAAGCGTTCCCGCATCCAAGAGCTGTCTTAAAGCAGAGGTCGCCGTACGAGATAACCCACCAATCATGTGAATTAGACCAAAACCGTAGAACCCCAAACCTGGTAAAAATTTAAAATGAACAAAATAGTTTATCTTTTGTTTTTTAGGATCGTTTTGTTCAAAGTTTCTCTTAATAGATAATACTTCTCTTGATCCTTCGTCAATTGTTACAATGTAAGGAAGTCTAATTCCTGTTGGTTCCCCGTCTTGTCCCATGTCTTCGAAACCTTCTAGGTCTAAATTAATATGACACTCTAATAAAGTGTACATGTCTTCTACGCTGCCGGTTTTTTTAGTTCCGTCTAGTTCTCTTTCTTTTTTAGTAACTTTATCTTCTACGTCAGACGGTTTAGTTAATTCTACATCTCTGTAGAAACCATTAACTTGTTGTTTACGTAAATCGTTTTCAGAAATTTTAATTACATGAATAATTGCTTCGGCATCTTCTAGTGAAGTAGCAGAATATGGAACAACTAAATCATCTGCTGGCACAAACTTTGATACTCCTCTTTCTAATAGATCATCATAGTAAACTTTTTTAAATGTTGAACCTGCTAATGGTAAATGAAATAACATCTGATCAAATTCTGGTTCATACTCTTTCATGACATCCATAATTTGGTAATTCATAAAGTCTTTTACTCTTTGTGATTGTTGTTCTTTTGCTTGATCAACATTACCTAAAATTTGTGTTCTAACCGGACCTTCAGCCGGTAATAATTCTTTATATGCTCCTGCTTGGAACTGTGTAACAGCTTCCGCAAGAACTGGGTGCGTTGCACCTGATGCTCCTTGAAAGGGTTCTGATCTATTTTGATAATTAAAACCTAAAAGATCTAAACCTTTTACATAACTATCTTCCCATTCTTTTCTTGATGCTTTGTAATCTGTGTAATTAGATTGCATCTCAGATCCGATAGGATCTAAAATATCGTCAGGTAATAAATCTGCTAAATTGTCAAAATGATTTTCTGTACCAGGAATTTTTTTCATGCCAGGTTCAAAGTCTAACTCAACTCCGCCATCTTCTAGTTGTGTAACATCAAAAGGTGTATCAGACTCAGTACCTTGATCTATAAGATCAACTTCTAATTCTGGTCTCTCAACTTCAACTGCATTATTTACGTTTGGTAGGGCTTTGTCTATTTCGGCCATTTATTTTTCCTTTTGTAATTGTTTTAACTTGTTTTAAGGGAACTTTCAACCCTTGTGAGCTAGGACCTTTTAAAGGAGGGATTGTCGTTGTCAACTTTTTAATCACTTATCATATCCGAACATTTCTACTTTTTGATTAATTTCGTCTAGTTCTTTTGATATTTCTTCAAGTTCTTTATGAAAATCATCCTCAACATAAAAGTCCACATCTTCTCCACCTTCTTTTGATGGATATGCTGTTGCTTCTTCATACTCATCTGCGCCTTTAACAACTTTTTGTGTTGAAAGACCTTCATCTACTACAACGTCCCCCCCTGTGTTAACTTCCATTTCTACTTTGTTATAAGAAGGTTCCCCTGGAACTATTGAATTTGTTTCAAATTCTTTTGCAATTCTAAAACTACCATCTTTAGGATATGTATTATGATATAATGTGACACCTTTATATGTATAAACTTCTTGTCCATCTAA